CCGGCGGTTACGGTGAATACAAGCGGGCCAGCCTGCACACGATCTCGGCCGGGTTCCGCGTGCCCTATGAATTGCTGACCGGGGACCTCTCCCAGGTGAACTATTCCTCGATCCGGGCGGGACTCGTCGAGTTCCGCCGCCAGATCGACGCCGTGCAATGGCAGCTCTTCATCCCGATGTTCTGCGCGCCGGTCTGGCGCTGGTTCACCGAGGCCGCATGGGCGGCCGGGCAGATCCCGACGCCGGATGTGCCGGTCGAATGGTCGCCGCCGAAGTTCGAGGCGGTCGATCCGCAGAAGGACGCGATGGCGAACCTGCTGTCGATCCGCTCCGGCACCATGACGCTGGCGGAGGTGATCGCGAAACAGGGCCGCAACCCCGACGCGGTGCTGGCCGAGATTGCTGCGACCAACGCCAAGCTGGATGCGCTGGGGCTGGTGCTCGACAGCGATCCGCGCCGCGTCACCAAAACCGGCAGCGCTCAAACCAGCGATCCGGCCAATGATCCGGCCGCCGACGACCCGGCCGCTGATCCGGAAACCAACCCGGCGCAGGCCAACCCCGACCGACAGGATTGACCAACATGGACACGATGATCGAACTACCGGCCCTGCGCCGGTCGGCGGAGCTTGCTCCGAAAACGGCCGATACTGACGCCCGCACCGTTGAGGTGATCTGGTCGGCGGGCGCGCGTGTTCGCCGGTCGACCTTATTCGGCGAGCCCTATGACGAAGAGCTCAGCCTCGATCCGACCCATGTGCGGCTTGATCGTCTGAACGCGGGCGCGCCCTTCCTGAAGGTGCATGAGATCGACACGCTCGACGCCGTGATCGGCTCGGTCGTGCCGGGTTCGGCTCGTATCGAAAACGGTCGCGGCATTGCGCAGGTCAGGATTAGTGAGCGCGCGGACGTCGAACCGATTTGGCGGGACATCCAGGCCGGGCACATCCGCGCGGTCTCCATCGGCTACCAGGTCCACAGCTTCGAGGTGTCCAAACCTGAAGCGGCCCGAGAACTCTGGCGGGCGGTCGACTGGACGCCCTTCGAGGTGTCCGCCGTGCCGGTCGGGGCAGATCCCGCCGCAGGGTTTCGCGCCCAATCCCCACTTCACGACTGCGTCCTCCATCGCCGGGACGTCTCACCCACCCAAACAGGAGCCATCCCGATGACGGACAAACTCAACGCCCCGGCCGCAGAGGCCAAAGACCAGCCTAGCGACACTCTCGCGACCGAGGACACCACCATGACTGAACCGAAGACTTCCGCGACTGAGCCGAAGGCCGCCGCAAGTGAAACCCGCACCCAACCGAAGACGCAGAAGCCCGATGCCCCCGTTGTGCCTGACACTGAAGCCGTTGCAACCCGCGCCCGTGAAACGGAACGCGACCGCGTGTCCACGATCTACGATCTGGCGGGACGCCTGAACCTTGAGCGCGGCTTTGCCGAGGATCTGGTCAAACGCGGCACCGACGTCGGTGAGGCCCGGCGTCTGATCCTCGATCAGGTTGCCGCAAAATCTGAGGAAACCCGGACTTTCAGCCAGGTGTCGATCCCGCTGGGTGGCCGCAATGAAGCGATCACGCGTCGTGACGCCGTGGCGAATGCGCTGCTGCACCGCTACAGCCCGACGCTCTTTCAGCTCGAGGACGCCGCGCGCCAGTATCGCGGCATGACCTTGCTGGAGTTGGCCCGCGAAAGCCTCGGCAACGTGGGCGTGAACACCCGCGGCCTGTCGCGCGACGAAGTTGCGACGCGCGCGCTGCATTCGACCTCGGACTTCCCCGAGATCCTCTCCGCCGTCACCAACAAGACCCTGCGGCAGGCCTACGAGGCCTATCCCCGCACCTTCATGCTGTTCTGCCGCCAGGTGCTGGCCACCGACTTCAAGGCGATGCACCGGGTTCAGCTCGGCGAAGCACCGCAGCTGCTGGAAGTCGGCGAAAGCGGCGAGTTCAAACGCGGCACGCTCGGCGAGAGCAAGGAGAGCTACAAAGTCAAAACCTATGGCCGAGTGGTCGCGATCACCCGCCAGACGCTGATCAACGACGATCTGGACGCCTTCACCCGGATCCCGGCGATGTATGGCAACTCCATCGCGCAGCTCGAGTCGGACGTGGTCTGGGGTGTCATCACCGCCAACCCGGCGATGGCCGACGGCAATGCGCTGTTCCACACCACCCACAAGAACCTCGCGGGCACCGGTGCGGCGCTGGCGGTCGAGGCGGTTGGCGCGGCCCGCGCCGCCATGGCCAAGCAGACCGGACTCGACAAGAAGACGGTGCTGAATGTCCGCCCGGCCTTCCTGATCGTACCCGCATCGCTGGAACTGAAGGCGGAACAGATGGTTGCGCAGAACCTCGTGCCCGCCGCAACCTCCAACGTTGTGCCACAGTCGATCCGCACCCTCGCGCCGATCTCGGAGCCCCGGCTCGATGCGGTCAGCGAAACGGCCTGGTACTTGGCGGCCAGCCCGAACCAGATCGACACCATCGAATACGCCTATCTCGAGGGCCAGCAGGGTGCCTACATCGAAACCCGCAACGGCTTCGATGTGGACGGCGTCGAGATCAAGTGCCGCCTCGACTTCGGCGCCAAGGCCATCGACTGGCGCGGCCTCTACAAGAACCCGGGCGCATAACCGGGCCATCGCTGACATCTCACCTCTGACGGGCGGTCCAATCGGGCTGCCCGTTCCCTTTTGCAAAGGATCCCACAATGAAAAACTACGTCCAGCCCGGCAACACCATCACCCTGACCGCGCCGTATGCGGTTACATCTGGCGACGGCCTGCTCGTCGGCTCCATCTTCGGCGTGGCCGCCGGGGATGCCGCCAATGCCGAAACGGTCGAGGTCGCGCTCGTCGGCATCTTCGACCTGAAGAAGGTCGCAAGTCAGGCCTGGTCCGCCGGTGACAAGGTCTATTGGGACAACACCAACAAGGAAGCCACCAAGACTGCCACGGCGAACACGCTGATCGGCGTGGCCGTTGAGGCTGTTGCAGGCGGCGCGGGCGACCTCATCGGTCAGGTGCGCCTGAACGCGAGCTTCTGATGACGGCGTTTGCCGCCGTCGTTGATGCGCTGTTCGCGGATCCCAACATTGGACGCGAGGCGGTCTACACCTCCGAGGGCGGCGCGCCCTTGCTGATGCGCGTCGTCGCGCGGCGTGCCGACGCGATCACCGACTTCGGCGACGTACGGCTTTGGTCGGAAACGACACGGATCGACCTGCGTGTCGCTGAGGTTCCGGCCCCGCGTCCGGGCGACCGTTTGGAAATGGACGGTGATGCCTTCCTCATTCAGGGTGAGCCAGTCCGCGACCGCGAGCGGCTGGTCTGGACCGTCGATCTGAGGCCCGCGTGAAACTGAAGCTCGACATCGATCCCGACATCGTCGCGATGATGGCGGCCGAGGTCGCGGCGGGCGAACGCGCGGTGACTGCCGCCATGCGTGAGGCCGGGACCGGGCTCAAGACTGCCTGGCGCACGCAGATCACAGGCGCGGGACTCGGACGGCGGCTCGCCAACTCGATCCGCAACCAGAACTTCCCGAGGTCCGGCGAAAGCCTGGATGCCGCGGCACTGGTCTGGTCCAAGGCACCGGTGATCGTCGGCGCGCATGACACAGGCCCGTTGATCCGCTCGAAGGACGGCTTCTGGCTTGCGATCCCGCTGCCCGCCGCAGGAAAATCCACACGCGGCGGTCTGATTACCCCCGGAGAATGGGAACGACGACGCGGCCTGCGCCTGCGGTTCGTTTATCGCCGGACCATCCCGAGCCCGCTGGTGGCAGAGGGGCGGCTGAATACCAAGGGTCAGGCGGTGGTGTCCCGCTCGAAGACCGGGCGCGGAAAGGTGACCGCACCGATCTTCCTTTTGGTGCCGCAGGTCAAGTTGCCGAAGCGGCTGGACCTCGACCGGGACGCAGAGCGGGCGCTGGACAGAGTGCCGGGGCTGATCGTGGCGAACTGGGTGGAGGGAAAATACTGAAATCAAAGGGGGGCTTCCGTTTAAGGCTCATTCTGGTACTGACATCTCAAGTGATAAACCGCCTCCGTTAAACGAGGCAGAATCGGATCTGTTGTAGATGAGCCTAGCTGCTGTCGAGAACGCTATCAGTAACCTCGCAAACTACATGAGGTTATACGTCGAGGCTCAGATGCGGTTCGCAAGCCTTTTCGACGTGGATCGCGAGGAAGCGATCCGCGGATTCAACTCGCCAGTGCAACTTTACCTACGATATGAAGCGTGAGGCAGCGATGCCCAAGTGCTTCTCACCGTCTAAAGTAAAGGAACACGAATGCGAGCCTACCACCGCCTCACTGAG